GGTGGTGGTGGTGGTGGTGTTGGTTGTAGTGGTGGTGATACTTCTTGTGTTGGTCGTGGAGTTGGTGGTGGTGCTGGTGGTGGTGGTGATGCTTCTGCTTTTGCTTCTTCTTCTACTGCTGGTGTTTGTGGTGCTGGTGTTGGATGATTTTTATCATGACTGTCTTCTAAATGAATTGCACCATACTTTTTGCCAATAAAATAATATTCTTTTCCACCAATATATTTAATATCATCAAGTTTTCTAATACCTGTAAATTTTGTTCTTCCTACTCCTATGTTTTCGTAAGAATCAATAAATCCATCATCATATGCTTGTTTTAGTAAAACTCCTGTTAATGTGCCATTGTCTAATTCTGATTTATCTATATCTCTTAAAGTGTAACCTTTAAATTGTACAGGGTTTATTTCTTCATCAACTATACTCAGTTCTTGTTTTAAATTAGCAATATTAATTTCAAACGTATTGTAATCATCATCACTCATTAATTTTTGTTTGTCATTAAATTCTATAAGTTTAAAATATTCTTGAAAATATCTTTCTAAACTATTATAAAAACTAAAATCTTTAGCTTCTCTAATTTTTGATAATAAATGGTCTTTTACAGAACCTAATTCTTCTTTGATTCTATTATTCATTTCTGCATTATCAGAAAATTGAATCTTGTTCTTGTCTATTTTTTCAGCAAAAGATAATCTAATAGTTTTGCTTAACTTATCTAATTTTTGACCAAATTTATCTTTTGTTATTTCATTCAAATCTTTCTTAGTTGTTATTAATAAAGCCATATATATTATTGTAATAATATATTTTTAAATATTTAGTTTATTAAAAGTAGAAAGATAGTATATACCCTGTAAAAGACAATCAGCTAAATCATCTTTTTTATTATTTTTGTTAAAATATTCTAAATGACTAATCATATTTTTTTTTAAAAGTAATTCTTGTGTATATTTAATTCCTAATTTTTTTCTTTCGGAATATGTAGTTTTTTTATTATTATTAAAAAGTTTTAGTTTATTAGCTGCAGACATAAATTCTATATTATAATTATTACAATCAATAAAATATTGAGCTATCATTCCTTGTATTGTTTTCATTCTATTTGCTATTGGACTAATTTGATTTTCTAAAATTATAATATCTATATTATGTAAATCAATATCTGTAAATAATTCATTAAATTCTTTTTTTAAATTAATACCTAAATCAATTAAATTTATATCATTAGCATTTAATTTTTCTATTACATTTAAGCATGTATTATTGATATAATCTTCAATTAATTTTATCAATTCATTTTTAGATATAGATTTATCGTATTCAATATTATAATCATTTGCAATAGATATGATATTCTTTAAATTTTGTTTAGGTAAAGTTTTAGTATTAATTGTTGGAATTTTATATTCGGTATTCTTACTATGTTTAGTGCAAAAAAAATTATAATCTTTACAAAATTTAGCAGGTTTTATACATGAAGAACAATTAGGTATTTTATTACAAAGATTAATTATATTCCATTTTTGTATGTTAAATTCTTCTTTATTTTTGTCATGTTCAAGAATAACAAAAGCTAAATTTTTAATTCCTATATCAATACTTAGAACTTTCATTAATATAAATAAATAATTTTATTTATATTAAAATATTATTTAAAGCTTCATGTATAAAAATATAAGTTAAAAAATAATATTATAGGATATGTAATTGCTATTTTTAGAGAGAAATCTAGATTTGTATTAATAAAAATTATTTTTAATTTTGTTTATATTTAATAATTTACAAAGTTTTAATGCATATAGAATATACAATTCTGTATAAATAGTACATAAAGAACATAGTTAATGAGTTAAGAATTAAAAATAAACCAGTTGTCATAGATTTTTTGTCTAACATTTGATAAACACCATTTAGAACTGCTAAAACAGCAAAAAATAATGTTAAAAGACCTAGAACATAGTAAACAGTACAATGCTCTTTACCTAAAGGCGCCATGAGACTGTCTAAAAAAGCCATTGGCATAGTTTTTATAATATAGTTATAGATTATTTCTTTTTAATTATTATAAAAATTAATTAAAAAGAAGTTTTTTTTATTTTTCTTTATTTGGAATTCTAAATCTAGGTGCATGCATTTGAGCTTCTAAAACTTGTTTTGATAAATATATATTTTTTAAATCACTTGTTTCATAACCAAATGGTTGATCATCAGAAACAATAGAATCAAAAATAAATGGTTTTGATGTTGTTAAATTTTGATTAGATGATGAATAATATGGGCAAGTAGAACATTCATCACAAGCACTTAATTGATTATTTTTAATTATTGAATCGGCGTTATTTTGTAAATATTTTCTATAATCACTATTAGTTTTAATATTTGCATTTTTTTTTAATGTATTATCTAAATTAGCACCTACTTGGTAATTAGAAAAATTTCTTCCATCATTCATGATGGGTGGAAAATTAAAATGAATATTATTTGAACCTTTATAACAAGTTCCCCAAGTCATTTAATATATAATTTTATAATATATTTTTATTAAAAAATTTATTGTAACAATTTAAGTAAATCTTTTTTTTGCAATTTTTGTGCCTCTTCATTATTTTTTAAATCTTTAGTTACTACTAAACTTCTCAATTCATCTACTTTCATTCTAGTATAATTTTTTTTTTCATTTACTTTTTCACTAGTTTCTACTTCAGTTTCTGGTGTTTCTAATTTAATAATTTTTGAATCTAAATTTATTTCATTTAATTCATTTAATTCATTTAAATCAATTGGTAAATTTGTTGAAAACACATCTTCTGTATTTTGTTCATTTGTTGAATCGATAGTGTCATTTTTTAATACTAAATCTTTTTCATTAATATCATTATTTTCTACTTGACTTTCTTCATCGGTTTCTCTATAACTTTCTTCATCTGAATTTTCATTACTCTCTTCATCATAATTATCACTTTCATCATATTGTTCTTCTTCATCATTTAGATTGTTTTCATCATCTGAAACACTTATTTTATTTTTGTCTCCAGAATTTATATTTAATGTGGAAACCGATTTTAAATCTCTAAATTGACTTTGTTGTGTAACTAAAACTTGATTATTATAATTTACAATAAAATTTTGTAAAATTTTACCATGTTCAATTAAACTATTTTCTAAAACATTTAACCGCCTATAGCAATATAACATTACTGCTCCAGTAAATAGTAATAATAAGCCTAAAGTAATTATAAATCCGGTATCAATAAAATTTAATAATGAAATCATTAAATTTTATATTTATTTTTTTTAACAATGTTTAACGAATATATTTTTAATATTGAAATATATATAATGAAATTTATATTATATGCCGGTTTAAGTGCTTTATTTTTTGTATTAATGGAATTATTATATAAATTTTCTAATTGTGTATCTATTAATCCTGATCTATTTGTTAGTGTGTGGTTTATTATTAGTGGAATAATTACAATTCCTTATTTTTTATATAGAAATTATCATAAAGAACAATTACCTAATCAAGTAATATTTATTATTGCAATTATGGGGTTATTATCATTTGTTGGAAATCTAATTTATTGGAATGCATGTAAAAATATTAAAAATCCTGGAATTACTAGAGCAGTATATTCTGGAGTTCTTATAATGTTATTGGCAATTATAACTGCTTTAAAATTTAAAAAATATTTATCATATATTCAATCTTTATCAATTTTATTAATTATTATTGGTATTTCATTATTATTAATGAATAATGATTAGTTTTTTGATAAATTATCAATAATAGTTTGTGGATATTCTAAATCTTTTAATACTTTTAATCCTCCTTTAATTTTACTTATTCCTTTTTTTATTTTATAAGTAAATTTAAAATCATCATTATTTTTATTTTTCTTAATTTCCATATGATAATTTTTTGAAATATTTTTATCTAATTGTTTACATAATTTATAATAATGTGTTGTTAATATATAATTTACATTATTTTTTTTATTAATATGATTTAAAAATACTAATGCACTTGTTACTGCTTCTTCGGGATTAGTTCCACTATATAATTCATCAAATACACAAAAATGATTTTTATCACTATTTTCTTCTATGATATTTAATATTTCTTTACATCTTCTTGCTTCTGCTTGAAATAAACTATCTCTCCCCGATGTATCTGGTATATTTATGTAGCAATGTATAAAATCATAAATTTTTGATTCTGCTTTATCAAAAAATCCACAACCAATTTGTTGGCAAAGTAAAACATTAAATAATGTAGATTTTAATAATGTAGTCTTACCAGCTGCATTAGGACCAGTTAATATTAAATTATTATCTAATTTATATGTATTTTTTACTATATTATTACTACTATCTCTCAAAAGTTGACTATAATATGAATTAATATAACTTGTTTTTTTATCATTATTTATAAAATTTGTAAAATTTATTTTCTTATTTTTTAAATGTTTTTGAATTGAAACCAAATTTTGTATATAACTGTTACAACCAAATGAATAATAGAGAGATTGTATAATATTTTTATCATTATGTAGCTTATAAAAACATTTCATTAAATGTCCTAACTCAAATAATTTAGTAAAACTAAAATTATATTCTTTAATTTTATTCAAATTCAATAAATAATTATTTAAAACATTTATATTATCATTTAAATATTTATTAAAATTATCATAGGTCACGAGAGATTCTGTATATTTTAATAGATTTTTAAATTTATTTATAGAATTTGTAATGTAATCTCTCAATTCAAATAATTTATCATGTATATATTTAATATTTTTATAAAACTTACCACAACTAATTATATTTTGATATGTTTGAAATATATAAAAAACTATACTTATCAATAAATAAATCTTGGTTGATAATGGTGCATCATAAAAATCATTAAAAAATTGACCAATTATATGATTACTAAATACATTTTTTAAATGAACTATATATGATTCTAATGTAATATTATGTCCTTGAACTTTTATTATAAAAAATGGTAATAATAGTAATAAAATTGGTCCTAATAAACTCAAAACTGGATTAGCCAAATTAAATATTGATAACATTTGCATACATAATTCATCATTGTTGTATTTATTAAAATATGGTAAATCTATAAATTGATATTTTTCTTTAAATCCATTATCTTTTATTATTTCTTCTGAATTATTAAAAATATTTTCATTTTGATTTGTTTCATCTTCAAAATTAACATTATTTTTGAAATTTTTTAATAAATTTTGAGTTTCAGTTAAGTAATTTTTATCATTACTGTAATATTTACCCCATTTTAAAGCTATTGATTGTTCAAGTGTATTTTTTGGTTCCAAAAGAACATAGTACAAATTTTCCTTATATAAATTATTTGATACATCTAATTCATTTAATTCATTTAATTCATTTAATTCTTTTAATTCATTTAATTCTAAATCATTTATTATATTTTTATTTATTTCTATCTTATTTTCAATCATTTCAATAGGTAATTTAAAATAATTATTAATTTTTAAATTTTCTACATCATTGCTTTCATCTTGTGCTGTTAATAAATTTAATATTAAATCCATTATTAATAAATAATATATTATTTTTATAGTGCAAACGAAATATATATAAAATATAATTTAAAACTTCATTACTCTTATATATTATATGTCTACCTATGACATTAATTTTATATATGAATTATCTAAAACTATGACTTCTTATAAATTAAATTCTGATGTAGAAAATTATTTAAATAGTATTTTACTTGATATTAAAAACCCTGTATATAATATTGTTCCTAATTTTTCTTCTAATACTTTCCATAAAAATCCTAAAAATAAAAATATGCGAAATTATAAAAATTCTAAAAAAAACTTTCATAAAGATGAATCTGATAAATATATTGATGAAAAAATAATACAAGACAAGGAAGTAATTACTAATTATAAAATAAATAGAATTAAGGATATTAATAATAAATCAGACCATGTAATGGTTGTTACTAATATTAGAAAAATTTTAAATAAAATTACCGAGTCAAATTTTGAGAAATTAAAAAATGAATTTTTGTGTTATTACAAATCTATATTTGATGATAAAAAAAATTTAGATAAAATAGATATTAATAAAATTAATATATATATTTTTGATTCTTTAGTTTATAATAATATTATTTTTAACAATCTTTATTCTGACTTATTATTTAACTTAATAAATATTAATTCTGATTTTTCTGATATATTAAACAATTATTTAGAAATTTTTTACAATATTTATAAATTAATTAAAATTCCTAATTCTAATCACACTTATCATGAATTAACTGAAATTAATAAACATAATGACAAATACAAATGTTTATGTAGATTTTATATTTATTGTTTTAAAATTGATTTAATACCATTAGAAATTATTACTGATGCTACTATTAATTTACAAGATGAATTAATAGATAATATTAAATTAGAAAATAAAAAAGAATATAATGAATTACTAACACAATTTTTATTTTTAATTACTTCAAATATTAAATTAACTAATGAAAAATTAATTTCAAATTTTAAATATATATCTAATTTAAAAAATAATTCATTTTTAAGTATTAGTAATAAAATAATTTTTAAACATAAAGATATTGTTGAAAAAAATTTATAAATTAAATACTAGCTTTTATTATCACATCATCTTTATTTAAGATTAAACTTTTAAAATCTTCTATTTTTAATTCTTTTTCTTTATCTTCTAATTTTATTGCTCTTTCTATTATATAATATTTTTCATATTTTGAATTTATATTAGTATATTCTAATATTTTTTCTAATTCATCTGATGTATTGACTACCCATAATAAATTTTCGGAATTATAGCTTCTTATTATATATAATAAATAATATAATGGTATCATTATACTATTTATTAAAATAAATTTTAAATAAATATTTATTAATTTAAAGTATAAAATTTTCTTATTTTTATAACTTATATATGGTTCTATCAAAAATAGATCAAAATATTAATTACTTAGAATCCAATAATCTTGATAAAAATGATCAAGGTGAAAGTTATGCTTATAGAGCAAAAATATTTGGAAAAAAAGTTAAATTTGCACTTGGAAAACCTAATTTTCAATATATTGATAATAATATTGTTTATTTTAATATATATTTAGTTAAGAATAGTGAATTAGTTGCCAAAATTGGTATTTTTGAAACAAAAAATACCTCTTATAGAGAATTATTAGATATTGAGGGAAACATTGTTATAGAAAAACTTGATTATCCACTTTTTTTTTCATATGCTAAACCATACATTTTATCTAAATATAATTTTGAAGAAGACGATATTGAATTTACTAAAAAAGCAGATAGTGAAGATGAAGATAATGATGAAGATGAAGATGAAGATGAAGATGAAGGTGAAAGTGACGAAGCTACTAGTGAAGATTCTGAAATATCCAGTGATGATCAAGTAGAAGATGTCAAAGAATTTGAAGATAAACCTATTATTTTAAAAGAACAAACAAAAGAAGAAAGTGATTTTGAAATTCAAAATTTTAAATCTAATGACTCTGATAAATGGATTAATAAATTTTTAAAAAGTCATAAATATTCAATTATTGATAATGAAGGGGGTGGAGATTGTTTTTATGCAGTTTTAAGAGATGCATTAAAAACTTTAAATTTAGAAAAATATAGCACAATTAGTGTTAAAAATATTAGAAAAAAATTAGCAGATGACTTAGATGAAACACAATACAATACATATAAAGAATTTTATGATTTTTATAAAGGTGGATTAAAAAAAACTCAAGAAAAAATAACAGAATTAAAAAAAATACATAAACGTTTTAAAGTTATGATTGGAGGAACTAGCAATACTAACGATAAATCTGTAATGTTAAAAGAAGCAAAATCTAATTTACAAAAAGTAGTTGATTCAAATGAAGAAAGCAAAGAATATCAAGAACTTACAGAAGAATTTGAATTTATGAAAGATGTCAAAACAATAGATGATTTAAAAAATGTTATTAAAAATAATATATTTTGGGCTGATAGTTGGGCTATTTCTGCATTAGAAAGATTATATAATGTTAAATTTGTTATTTTAGCTGAAGAAAATTTTGATGAAACTCAAGAAGTTAATCCTGAAGTTTTACAATGTGGAGAAAGTGATAAACATTTACAAAAAAAAGATATATTTCAACCTGATTATTATATAATTTGTAATTATCAAATTGGTAGTCATTATAAATTAATTACTTATGATAAAAATATTGGAAAAGGAGCATTTAAATTTTCAGAATTACCATATAAATTAAAACAAGAAATTGTTGATATATGTATGAAATCTGAATCATCTTTATTTTACAAAATACCAGATTTTAGAGATTTTGCTACCAAACAAAATGTCAAAATTCAAAAAACTTCTAAATTTGAATCTCTTGTTGATAAACCTAAATCTCAATTATATGATGATACCATGGTAATTCAAATTTATTCAAAATCACTACACAAAAAAGTAGGTGAAGGTAGTGGAGAAAATATAACTAAAGAACAAAAAACGTTACCAAGTGTTTTAAAATTATTTAAAATTAAAGACTGGAGAAGAAAATTAGATAATAGTTATCTACTTAATCAAGATAATGAAAAATTAGAAATTAAAGGTAATTTATGGCCCAGTATACATCATTATTTATATGCAGTTAGATTCTCTAATTTACCAGATATTTATAATAAATTTACATTATCAAATGAAGAAACTTCTTCATCTGAATTAACCAAAGCTTTTTATGATAAAATGATCACTACCTATAAATCTAAAATTATGTCTGATGCTGATTATAAAAAAGATTATTCTAAATTTTTAACAGAAGCACTAAATGCTAAGTTCAATTTAAAAAAAGATGGTTCCAAAATATTTAACCAAGAACTTAATGATATATTATTATTGACTGGAAATTCTAAAATTAATATTTATAAACCAGGAAGAGGTGGAGGTGTTTATGAAGCAACTGAACTAATGAAAATTAGAGAAGTTTTAGCAAAATAAATAATTTAATATTTTTATTTTTATACAAAATATTAAATTAAAATCTATAATTTAATTATAATTACTTATATATATTATATATAAATGGTTTATACTAAAAGAAAATTATCTAAAAAAAAAAATAATTCTACTACTAAACTAAAAGGAGGTTCAGTTATTGATCAAACTACTTCATTAACTAAAAGTGGTATTGATAATACAACAGGTGCTATAAGTAGAATTTCACCATCAAAACAAGCAGTTGCTGCTGGAGTTTCTGGAACTGCTGTTGGAGCTGCTACATTTATGGGAGTTGGATTAGCTACTGGATTACCTGCTACAACATTTTTAACGGCTCAAATTTCTGCTGCTAGTATGAGTGCTCTTGGACCTTTAGGTATTAGTAGTGCTGGTATTGCTGCTGGAAGTGCTGCTGCATTAGCCGGACCAATTGGTGCTGCTGTTGGTGCTGCATTATTTGTTGCTTATACTACATATTCTGTATCAAGAAAAGAAAGAATAAAAAAACGTATTAAACATTTTATTAAGAAACAAATGTTAGATATTTTAGATAAAATGAATGAAAAATCTAAACAAAGTAAATTAGGTGAAACTAAATATCCACCATTAAAACATTATGATAAATTTGAAGCAAATGTTAAACAATTTTTTATTGATTATCAAATTTTTGATAAATTTGCTGATATATTTATTTCTATGCAAAGTAGTATGTTTCATTTTTATCCATCAGAAAAACTTATGTTGCCTATTCATTTTCAACAAAAAAAAGAAGGTGAACCTGATGATGGTATAAAACTTGATTTAAATCAAGAACCATTTAAAAAATATAGAGTTGGTTCAAACTTTATCTGTTTTTATGATTATTTATCTACATATGATTATTTATATTTTCATTGTGACCAATTAAATAATGGAAATAATAGACAATTTGTAAGAGTTAAATTAAGTTCTAAATTTATGACTTCTAAAGAACCTGAAGAAATTTGTGAATACTTCAAAAAACGTTTACAATATGTA